GTGTAATCATTAAAACGGAACATCAATATCATTTTCGTTATCAGTTGGTTCATCATCTTTTTTTGCGGGTAACATTAAAGGTTTGATTTCAGTAAAATCAGCATTAATGATTCTATCGATTATCATTTTTTGTTCATCGTTTGCCGCTGATATTTGAATTATCCTTGTTTGTTCATTTTTGGTGATGCTTTCAGATTTATGTTTAAGGTTCAATTCGTCAAATTTCCTTTCTGCAAGCCATGCGAAACGATACCAGTTCTTATCATTATCAGTAAGAATCTTTCCAATCAATGCTTGCTTTTGTATGATTCTAGCATTCTGTAGTAATTCCATAAATTCCTTACCCGTTTCTTCATCTGGGGCGAACTTACCAGCAACCCAATTTTCAAAAGTTCTAAGTGTTATCTTTTCATTCTTTGGTAGCTTTTGATTTACTAGAAAATGAAGGTCTTTATCAGTTAAGAATAAAGCATTGTTTTCTTGAAGTACAATTTTCAATTCATCACACCATCTTATCATTTTGAAAGGTCTTCCAGCACCTTCATCTTTTCCATTTTTTTGTGGTTTTTTATCCATTTAATTATTTCTGTTTAATGAAATAATACCCCCACATGGCTCAGAAGTAAAGTATTATGTATAAATAAAAAGAGTGGCAATATTGCCACTCTTTTTTATTCTTTATCTTCCTTGTCGGTAAACTCGTTTAAGTCCTTCTTGAAGCCTTTTAATTTACTAATCATTTCTTTGATAAGTACCCAGAATGATTTGTTACCTAGTTTCATTGAAGTTTCATCAAGGCTCTTGATTTCAATGTATATCCAGAACATTGTGATGCACTTTGATAGAAAGAATTTCACATCAAATAGAGTTCCATCAAAAATGTATTTATCAATCATAAAAAACAAAACTATACTTGATAGATAAAAGAATGATTTAACAACAATATTGAATAGTTTGGTTGATTTGTATGCTTTAATTCCTTTAAGTTTGATGGCAGCATATATGCCTAATGCTGTATCAGCAATGATGAACAAAATCATCAATAATAATAAACCCTTAATTGGTGTTAAAAAGGTTGTAATAATTGCTATAATAAGTGTAATTACTTTCATTAGCTTGAAGTTATTGTTTCCCAAGCTGTTGTATAAACACATAGCTTCATTAATGTGGTATCAAATACCACTAATCCAGCAGCTGGTGATGTAATTGCATTTTTTTGTGTAGTTGTCATCCTTGGTGGTAAAAAACCTTTTGTTGTTGAATCAACACTAAGTTTTGCACTTGTAATTGTTGCTCCAATTGATACATTACCAGAAGATATTTTAAGTTCTGAACCAGCTCCAAGATATACATTTGAACCACCACCATCAGCCCTAAGCATTAATTGACCACCATCAGCAGCCGAAGCACTATTTGTTGAATAAATTGCCGCTTCACCGCCATATGTTCCTATTCTAACCCCTCTACCATATTGAGCAGTAATAAATTGAGCTGCAATATTTAACGGTGAAGGTACTTGAACTTCTAATGGAAAATATTTTGTTGCACCAGAAGTACCAATACCAACTCTATTATTAAATTGTTTTTCACCAGCAAATATTTGTGTCGTAGTATTAACTATACCACTTGCTGTTGCTGATGCATCTACAATACCAACATCATTTGGTGTTAATACTATATTACCAGTTCTTCCAGCAACAGTTGTTACTGCATCAGTATTATCAACTTTATCATAAGTAGTACCGTTAGATATAATCCAATCACCTACTTGAAATGATAATGATTGTTGTGTTCCTGAAACAGAAATAACCCAATATTTTCCAGTATTTCCACTTGCTGATGGTAATGCTGGTGTATTTGTTGTTGCATTGTACAACCCTTGATAACTAACTTGACCAAGTATACTGTCATTAATATAAGTATTTGGTAGTTTATTATTATTATCAAGTGGTGCATATCCATTTGCAATACCTTTATTTGTTGTAAATTCAACATTTACTAAATCTTCTTGTAATGCAAGAGTTCCATCATTATCTGGAAATTGAATAGTTCTTTCTAGTGTTAAATTATCAGTACGTAATACAACTGGAATACCAGTAGCATTAGTTGTTGTAGATATCTTTACACCATTATCATTTACAGCAATAACATTAATATTCATACCAGTTTCATCGGTATAATTCATACTAATTTCATTTATAAATGGTTGAACTGATAACCCTAGCGTATCTGTATATACTAATAAACTATTATTAATAATTACCTGATTATTTGTAGTATTTCCATTATTAGTTACTTCTTGTAATGTAGCAGTTGAACCAGATGGTATATCAGATAAAAGTGCTACAGTTCCAGAATTTAATGGTAATGTTAAATCAACAATAGTAGAAGCTGATAGATTAGCTTTAAGATTAACTTCACCACCAGCAAATGTATTTACTTGAAAACCATTATAAAGTAATGCAGTGTTTGAAGTTTGAAATTTAGATACAATATGAGCATTTGCTCCAATGCTTGAAGAATCTAATCCGTTTGAACTATTTATAGATATTGACGAATCTGATACATCACTTCCAGCATCTAAAACTTGTTGTAAAGTTGGTGATACAATATTTGATAATAATGCTATAGTTCCACCACTATTAGGAAATTCAAATATTTTATCGGTTGTTAAATTACTTGTTTTAAGCCTTGCTTTATATCCATCAATACTGCTACTAATAAACGGGCTTATTTGGTCAATTCCTAGTTTTGTTATACTTTGAACTTCTGGTGGAAATATACCATTTGCTACATCTGTTTCTTGTTGAAAAGTTGTACCAGATGGATTTACTATAATTTGATTATCAATTAATCCATTTACTATAGTTGATGTAAATCCAGTATTTTTAGGTAAAAACCCATTAATTACTGCTTGTGTTGTTGGAAATTTTGTATTGTTAATTAAACTAAAATCGGTTGCTTTGTTAGAAGTATTTTCTTTTAAAGCCAATGCATTAAAAACTGCATTTTCTGATGGTGCTGAAGTTGTAATACCAGTTGTAATACCACTTGAAATTAGACCAGTTATACCATTTATTGAATTACCCAGTACAATTATTTGATTTGTATGTGTTGTAGTAATTGATGATAAAGAATTAATTTGACTTGTTAAGCCGCTGAAATCACTTGTTAATGCAATAGTTCCAGTTGCATTTGGTAAAAAGTAATTTCTATAATCAGTTAAGTTACTTCTATCTAATGACCATGATTTGCCATAAATACCACCATCATTTAATATGAATTGATACCCTCTATTTACAATACTACCAAGTGTATCACCATCTTGTGTATATTGAATCCCAGCACCACCATCAAGAACTATATCATCATTTGTGGTATTTCCTAAATTGGTAACTTGTTGAAGTGTTCCAAATGTTGCACCAGAAAGAAAAGTAACATTTGATTTTGCATAAATAACTGGTGTTAATACATTAGATAACCCAGAAAGACTTGGATAAATAATACCATCAACTTCAATTTGATTAAAGTGTGTTGATGGTAGTAATTGATGCTTTGTATCATAAGCGTTATTTATTTGCAAATGATTTGCATCAGCTTTAATAATGATAAAATTCTTTGGAAGTGTTATACCATTAAATATGAATGTTTGACTTGAATTACTTTCAAATATTTGCATTAAATTTTTCTGATTCTGAATGTTCTTTCGTTATGGGTTTTGCCCCCGCAAATTGTATTGCATGACCATTTTGGAAATAAAGAAGTATTTTCATCCAAATACATCTTGATTATTTCCCATCTTGACCCCGCCAATTGCATTTGTTGCATTGAAATATCTTTTAGGGTATTTCTTTCAACTGGTGTACTATCATTTGATTGTTTTACAGTAGCACCAAATGGTGTGAAATTTGTGTTTACTACTAAGGCATATTTTGACATAAAATAATCAGCCAAAAGAGCCTTTAAACCATCTTGATAATAGGTGATTTCATTACAAGTAAAGGTTGAACCACTTAATAAATCTTGAAAGCCTGGGCTTTCAAGGTTCGCTAACACATCAAAATAAAATTCTGAACCCAAAACTTCTTTCAATTCGGTTATTTGTGCTTGTTCAATGATTGGATTTATCTTATCAGCATCCTTATTCACGTTATCTTTATTCCCAATATCTTTAAACTTTTTAAGTTCTTCAGTTGTTAATATATTATTCATTTGTAACTGGTGTTTGTGGCTGAATAATTGGAATGATATTCCAGTTATTTGATGGATTTATTGGAAGATGGAATTTTGAAAATATCATTTGAAATGCTTCAGAAATAATATTCCTTTCTTCTTCTTTATTTTCCCAATGTGTAAGTTTTGCTTGTTTAAGAAGTTCACCAGATTGACCAAAAATGCTATTATCTGAATCTTCAATTAAGATTGATGGTACACCAAATGCCTTTCTAATATTCTTTGCAGATGATTGTTCAGTAGTTTCAAACATTTTATCATCAATATTGCTATCAATGTTTTGAATTTTCAATTGTTCATTTATATCATCTGAATTTTCATTTGCTTCCATGTGAATAATTCCACAAGTTTCTTTTGCACCTCTTACATTTCGTAAAGTGTTAGTAAAATCATCCCTTTCAAAATCATCCTTCATAGGTCTAGTTAAAACCAATTTTAAACCTATGAATCCATTTTCTAAAATTCCATTCATAAAAACACCAGTATTATATTCAGCATTACAATGAAGTAAACATGAATCAGCATCACTTAAGGCGTATAATTCACTAAAATCAGAAGTAACATGAAGAACTTGACCTTTATATTTGTTCCATCCGCCAGCCGCTTCAACTTGTTTTTCAATAACTGCTGGGTTTGGGTTAAATTTGTCAATAATATTGAAGTCTTTCCTCTCAATTTTCTTACCCTTGGATTTATCCCAATTATTATAGTTGATATATTTACCAGAATAACCTGTTGAATCAGTCTTACCAATTCTAGTGTCAGTTACATGAAGTAAATCAACACTTACAATTTCAAATAATGCGTTATAATTAACATGAAGAAATATGTTGTTTTGTTCTGAAAATTCTCTTGATGTTATCCTTAAAAGTTGATTGATGTTGATACCCCTTTTATTAATAATTAGCTGGGATTTATCAGCAACTGATTCAACAAAATCAAAGCCTTTTCCATAAATGTATTTTGCATTTATATCTACACATTGTTTTGCAGTTACACTTGACCCAATAAGAGATTTTATAAGACTTGGATAAGCGTTATCATCACCAAAATTGTGAATACCATCAACTTGATTGTATTTTATGGATAATCGATTATCAACGTCAATTAATTTGATTCTCATTATACTTTATCATCAATTTCATTTTCGTTATTGATTAGGTCTTTCCAATTATCTGGATAAACCTCGAATAATGATATTCTATTTAGGTTTGCTCTCAAAAACTCAATACATAAGTCATCTGGTGCATATTCAGTAGAAATGAAATCACCATCACCAAAATTGATTTGAACACCACCAATATCAGCCCTCAATTTGAATTGATTTGATGCTGCCAATTTTTTCAATTCTAATTTTTCTACACCATTTTTTATCAAATCTTTGTAGTATGTTGGAAATTTATCTTTACAACCTGAGCAAGCTTTAACGCCATAAATTTCTTTATAGAATTCTATAAGTTCATTCTTTAATTCTTTGCTGTCAACCAATTCATTATAAGGGATTGCTAACAACTCTATTAATCTTTCTTTGTTCATATATTTTAGTTTTAATAAAAAATGGTAAACAATAGATTTACCTACCATTTACCATTTATTATACCTTCATTTTGCCTTGAAGTAAAGGCTAAAAGCATATATTATGCTGATAATTTGTTATCGAATTTTGTTTTGGTTGCTGCATAATTTGTTTCTTTCCAAATCAAATAAGCAAAGCTTTCTAAGTAACCTTCAACACTAGAAAGTGTGAATAACATTGCACCATCATTTTCTGCTGAACTGTAAGTACCTTCAGATACTTTTAATCCATTTTCAAATCCGAATACTTTGAATGCACTTTCTTGGTTAGTTCCTTTGAATTTTGTTTCTGTGATTACCACAAATTCACCTTCAAGTAATTCTTTCATTCTTTCTGCATCGGCTGCTGAAGTACCAAAGATTCTGCAAGCAAATGAATGTGAAAATCCATCTAATGAATCAGTGATAGCTATTTCTGAAGCTGAAACCCCTAATTGCTTAATCCAATCAATGCTGAAACCAGTTTTACCAGAATCAAGTGATATGTTTGTAAGGGTTGCACCAGTTTGAGTTACTGAAGCGAAATCAATATCGCTTCTATTGATGATAACTGCTGTTGTTTCTAAACCAGCTTTTGCACGGTTAGCTGGTGTACAGCTATCGTAAGTGATATTAGCAGTTAAATTTTTTAAACATGACATCTTTTATTTAGAGTGTTAATAATCTTGTTATTTTGCTTAAAGTCTTTGGGGCTTGTTAGCCCCATTAACCTTAATTTTATTTTTAGTATGCTACTGATATGAAGTAACCTTCTAATACTTTTGCATCTAAAGAGAAAATGTTTTCTGTGTAAACTTTTCTATCAGTTTTATCGAACCAAACACCCAAATCTTTGAATTCACCACTATCAAGTGTACCAACTGGGATGTTGCTTGGGATAGTGAAAATGATTCTGTTTGGTAAGTTGTATTTTGTTCCATTGTCTAATGCTGAAGTAATAATTCTATCCATGAAATCAGCTACAATTATTTTTTTACCTCTATAAGTCATAACACCATCATTGATTGCTAATTGACCTACTGCATTTAAACCAGCATCTTCAAGTTTATCTAAGAAGTTATCATAAACTGATTGAGTTACTATGAACATACCATCTTTGTGGTTTTTCAATCTTGAATCAGATTGATTATAAACTTTTCTCATTGCAGTTAAAGATTCACCAGCTGCTAATTCTTGAGTTGTATAAGTTGAACCAGTATTAGCGGCAATTGTTGCTCTTTTAATGTCACCAGCAGTTACACCAGCGAATATTTGTTTGAAGATACCATCAACACCTTTGAAGTAAGAGATGTTTACACCGTTATTAATTGTACCACCAGAAACGATATTTGCAGCGGCTTTATCACCGAACCAAACAAGTCTTAAGATTGCTTCATCAATAGCTTCTAAAAGTCTTGAAGCAATCATTTTGATTTCGTCAGTACCTTCAACATCATATTTATTTGATTTTGCTCCGAATGCTTTAAGTAATTCTGGAAGGTCTTTAGCACAGTAAGGAATTCTTACTTCAATTTGGTTGTTTTCCCAATACTTTTGAGTTGCAACAATTCCAGCTTCACTATCTTGTGGGTCACAAGTTCCATTAGCTGGTAAACCTTGCATACCCATTGATGATAAAAGCAAGATTTGAGTTTTCATATCAATACCTTCAGCGATTGAGTGCATTGCAGAAAGTGCTGGGTTTGCGAAAGCAGTTTCAAATACTGCTTTTGCTAATTCTTGCACTTCTCTAGGTGATAATGTTACATTATCGAAATTAAAGTTTGCCATTTTTTTTATTTCATATTTTTAGCGTCTTTATGTTATTTTCTCTTAATAGAGAAGGTTGGTTTTTCTTGTTCTTTTGCTTTGATTGTTGGAGTAGTTTCACTTGTAGTTGTTGTGAAATCGCTTCCAATTGATTTTGCTAATACTTGGAATTTGTTTTCCAATTCAGCTTGTCTTTCAAGTGATTTTTCAAATGCTGTTAATAGATTTTCAGCATCAGCAGAAGTCATTAATTCATCTAATTTTGCTTGTAATTCAGCAACCTTAGCTTGAAGGTCTTCAATCATTTTATCCTTTTCTGCTGGGTCTGCTGGAATTGCATCAACATTTTCAACATCACCTTCAGCTGTCGCATCACCTTCATTCGGTACTGCATCGGCTGCTGGTTTGATTTCTGTTACAACACCACCTTTGGCAACTACGGTTGTACCATCTGGCATTAAGTATTCACCTTCTGCTGGTTGACCATCGACTGTTACAGTATCATCAACTGAAGCAACATCACTTGCTTGAAGTTCTGGAAATACTAATTCAACACCAGTAGCATCTTGAAGTATCAATTCCGCTTTAACACCAGTTAATTTGTTTAGAATTGCATCAAGTTTTTTTTGAATTTTGTTCATTAAACTTTCGTTATTTTCATTTTTGTTATTATGCAGTTTTGCTACTGCTTTAAGGGGTACTTCTAAGCCCGTTGCTATACCTAAATCAAGGCATTCATCAGCACTTAAGTATGTTTCATTTTTGAGTAATGAAAAGATTGTATTCTTATCAATTGATAAGGCTTCATTGTAGAAATTGATTAACCTATTTTCACAATCTTTTAATCCGTTTAAATATTCATTCAACTGGATAGTATCACCCACGGCTTCCACCCAAGGCAAGTGAATCATATAAACTTCATTTGCATTATTAGGCATTAACCTAGTTGAACCTGCCATGAAGATTACACTGGCAATTGAATAAGCCATTGTTGTAGAAGTTGTAATTGGCTTTTCTTTGTCAAGATTTTTTAGATAGTCATAAATATTAAACCCATCTTCAGCATAACCGCCTTGTGAATGAAGTTTAACAAGGAATGAAGTAGCAAGTGGTTGATTCTTCACTTGTCTAATTACATCCAAAAGGGTTGTATCAACCCCAATTTCTCCGTTTATGTATATCTTTCCTATCATTGAAAAGATTATACCTTCGATAAGTAAGGAAGTAAAGGCTTCCTAATAATTCTTAGGGAATAATGGTAATTAAACCAAATAGAATAGCTTTGTAGTTATGGAAGTAGACAAACAAAAATTGAAAGATGAAGTTGATGAATTGTTAACTGAACTAGAATTTATTGAAAAGCAATGCAATCACAATAATTCTGATTTAATTAAAGAAATTAAAGCCACTATTATTAGTAAAATGAGAATGCTAGGTGACATTATTCAATATTAAATCTTTGTTTTTAAGAAGTATGAAGCACGTGCTAACCATCCTTTTATAAATTTCTTTTGACTTGGTCTGTTTTTAATTATTGCTAGGTAATACTTCACTCTTTCATCGTTTAAATCACTCTTTTTAAGGTCTTTTAGTGCTGCAATTGTCTTCTTTCCAATAATTCCATCATCTGTTAGCTTTAAGGCTCTTTGAGCGCATTTAATCGCAGCTTTCGTACCCATGTTGAACGACATATCAAATAGCATGGCTTGTGCTTCTTCATTGACCGATTCAAGATGTATTGGTTCACAATAATTCTCGAATGCAATTTCAGCAGCAACATCATAAGTCATTCCAGTAAAGGCATCAAAATCTTCAAAGCGTTCCTTATTGAAATTGTATGCAATTCCAAATTTTGTCCATCCACCAGCATCACCAGATACATTATGAAGCTTATCACCACCTTCCCATTTTAGGGTTTCCTTGAATATTTTTTTAAATCTTTCTAACATTACGCCCAAGCACAAAGATTTCACCTAAGATTATAGATGTTATCAACTCAGTAGTTGGTTGCAATGAATAAGCCGTTGCTTTTTTGATTGGTTTCTTGTAGTAAAATGATATATCCAACTCAGCCACAAATGAATTGTAATCCTTATTGTGTTTTTTTGTTTGGTTAAGGTTAATGGTGTAACCCATATCGATGGGTTTATGATTGGTTAATTCACCATATTTGATTAAGGCATTAAGAATGTTGGTATTTATTTCAACTTTCATTTCTTCAGTTAATTTACCCTCATAGTTTAGTAAGCCAGAACCATAAATATCTAGTTGAATTATGTTACTATCTTCATAATCTTCCCATCTAACTTGAAAGTTTTCAAGTGCCTTGCCTTGAAATGAATTCAAAGCAATATTCTTTATTTCTATTATTCCAGTTTTTTGCATGATTGATAATATTTATTGAATAAATAATACCATCAACTTGATATGAAGTAAAGGATATATAAAAGAAAACCCCAACAAATTGAATTGCGGGGGTCATCTTCATTCTAACTAAACTAAACTATAATTTTTTTGATTTTCGATAATTAAAAACTTTTGAATCATCCAATATCTTTAAGAATTCATTGGTAATATTTTGATAATCATCATCAGTTAATTCACCAATTGGATAAAGTACAATATCAAGGCTGAAGTAAGCTAAATCTTTCCTATCATAAGCTTCTTTACAATTGGAATAATCAACAAGATAATTATCCTTCAACTTTGAATATTGTTGTGTAATTTGATATGCTTTTAATCGAAGCCTTTTTTCTATTCTATCAATTTCTTTTTGAATATTTTCTTCAGCTTTATATTGAAGTGATTTCCATCCAGAAATTTCAATTGAAATTGCCTTAAATTTTGAAGGCAAGTTGATTAGTATTTTATATTTATCGTTGGTGATTCTTTTCTTATTTATCATATAACATTTCTATTAATTATAAGAAAAAAAATCGACATTGTCAAGTGGTTAGATTGGAGTAATTCAATACCATATTTGTCTACCACCTATGTCTACCACTTAAACTAAATACCATATTTGTCTATAACATATTACCATATTTGTCTACTACGTTATTACCACATTTGTCTATAAGGTAGTTACCATATTTGTCTATTCACTATATATAAGTAATATAATTAAGAAATATAAATAAGTATATTATTTAAGAATATATATAATATTATATTGAAATGACATAATTGGTATTTTGAATAAAAATCACTTCAATTGCCAAAGGCTGTATTTTTTTTTATTATTTTTTTTCTAATAATTGAATTACTTCAACTGCGTTAGCATATTTATTTAATATTATTGAAATCATTCCAACTGCGTTAGCATAATATTTTAATTATTTTCAATTTAATATATAAAAAACCAGGTTTTTAAATATTATTATATATTTATAATAAACAATATCAATATAAGATAAATTATATTCAAAGATTTTAACAATTTGCTTGCAATATGGCAAATACTGTCGTATCTTTGCATTATAAGAAATTTGAGTAAAATAATACTCAATACTTGGGTGCTGGTGCTTGCAACACCAGCTTCTCTTACCAAGTTGTAAGAGAAAACCAAATAATCACCCAGAGGGTGAAAAGAATAAGAGAATACCAAAATGAACAAATTTCAGTATGCTGAAAAAATTAATGCTAATACCAAACTTAGCTTTGCCCACAAGGCGTTATTAAACCAAATAATATCATTCCAATTAAACAATCAAGATTTTCATGGAACTGATGAATATCTAGCTTCAACATGGGGTGTTTCACCAAGAACTATCCAAAGACAAATTTCAGATTTGAAGAAATTCAATCTAATTCAAGTAAAATTGGATAAAAAGAAACATTCAAATGGTGCTGGTGAATGGTATAACAAAAGATATATCACAATCAACTTTGATATACTAACAAGTTTTCTAGAAGTTGAACCAACAACAATCAAATCTGAACCAATTTTAAACGATTTAAGCAACGATATTCAACCAATTGAATCAAGTATTATTCAAGCGGAATTAATCCCAGAAATCGAAGATAAAACTGTCTTCAAAGTGGATGATGATATTGATGATGAAGCTCAAGATTTGTGGTTTAAGCAACAAATTGAAAGCCTAACAATTACACCAAAGGCATCTGAACCAATAATTGTAAATGATGATGAAGGTTATTCTGAAATTCAATATAAATTAGCCAATGGAACAATTGTATTTGTACCAAATAAATTTGTAAAAAATTGGTCTGAAGTTGTAAAACGAAAAAGAGTTTTTGAAAGGCTTAAAATGAATTCAACCCAATTTGGATTTGAAAGGGAACTAAAAGAAAAGATTGAACAAATCATAAGTGAAAATCAATTGATGGCTAAGTATTATTAATTTTTAAAGCAATACTATTTTTGAATTCTGTAAAAAAAAACTAATTTTATAAAATGAAAACACTAAAATATATTTTTAATTGTCTTTTTGATTTATTATATCCAAGAAATATTGAAGAAGACCAATTCACAAAGAATTTTAAAAACAGAAAGTAATTTTACTTGAACTCAATGCTATTACTATTGAGTTTTTAAATTGAAAATAACAAATCATTATCACTGAATTTAGTTAGAAGAAAAATCACTAAATCACGGTATTGTTTAGTGTGATATATTTATTG